GAAACGCGATTTCTCCAAGCAGCTTCAGGGCATTCCGGGCTCTATCTCGCCCGACCAGGACGGCAATTACCCGACCCTTGGCGCCGTCGCCGTGGGTGCTCTTCTGGCCAACTTCCAGGATGAAGCGAGCCTCGCGGGCGAAGAGAAGCTGCGCCGCTACAAGCTGGCCGAGCGCATCAGCCAGGGCGGCGCTCAGGAGGTATCGGCCGAAGAGATCGCCTTGATCAAGAAGCAGATCGCCAAAGCGCACGCAATCGCCATCGTGGGCCCCGCTTATGAGGCGCTCGAGCAAGACCCGGGGGTGACGCCGTGAAAGATGATGATGCAGTCCTGGATCAGGACAGCCGTGGCGAGGATCGCAGCGCTGATGCACTGAAGGCCCTCGCTTTCATTGAAGCTGAACTCGCCCAGCTCGAACACATCCCGGCGGACACCTGGAACCGCTTGCATGCGGCGTTCGAAAAAGTTCGCGCGGCTCTCTGATCGCAAAGTGCGATGAAGTGCGATAAGTGCGATGGCTAAGGGTGCAAAGACAGGCGGCGGTTCTCGCAAGGGAAAGCCGAACAAATCAACGGCTGATATTAAAGCGGTGGCGCAGGAATACGGTCCCTCTGCCATTGCGGTGCTGACAGAAATAATGGAATCGAAAGAGCAGCCACCGGCAGCACGCGTTGCTGCCGCCAAGGAATTGCTGGATCGAGGCTATGGCAAGTCCCTGCAGGGCGTTGCGCTTACGGGTGCATTGGCCTTAACCCGATCGCCACATGAACTAAGTGATGACGAACTCGCCGCTATCGCCGCAGCAGGCCGCACAGGAACTGTTGATTAGGCGACGTGCGCGTGCCGGCATCCTGGACTATGCCAATGCGGTGCAAGTGCCTGGAAAGCCGGCGGGTGAGGATCCGGACTCGGAGTTCTTCGAACCGATCGAGACCACGCTGGCCCTTCACCACCGGCTACTTCTTAGCAAATTGGACGAGGTGAGCCATAGGCCGCATGGGCGCCTGATGGTGTTCATGCCGCCAGGCAGCGCGAAGTCGACGTACGCGTCAGTTGTGTTCCCGAGTCGCTACCTGGGTCTGCAGTCAGACCGGCGGCTGATTCTGTCGAGCTATGGCGATGATCTCGCCCGCAAGATGGGACGCAGGACGCGGAGCATCATCAAGCAGCCCAGGTTTCAGGGCATTTGCAAGGCAGAGCTGACGAACGAGTCGCAGGCGGCGCAGGAGTTCAGCCTCACGAACGGCAGCGAATACATGAGCTGCGGGATTCTCTCGGGCGTCACTGGCAACCGCGCGCACGGGCTGATCATCGACGACCCCATTAAGGGGCGTGAGCAGGCGAACAGCGAGTTGATCCGCCAGAAGACGTTCGACGCGTACGAGGATGACCTCAAGACGCGCTTGATTCCGGGCGGCTGGATTGTGCTGATCCAGACGCGCTGGCATGAGGACGACTTGGCCGGCCGCATTCTGCCCGATGGCTGGGCCGGGCAAAGCGGGACGTTCCTCTGCAAGGATGGCTACGAATGGGAGGTGTTATGCCTGCAGGCGCGATGCGAGGTCGACAACGACCCGCTCGGCCGCCGGCGCGGCGAATACCTCTGGCCGGAATGGTTCGACCGGAAGCACTGGGCGCAGTTCGAGGCGAATCCACGCACCTGGGCTGCGCTGTTTCAGCAGCTGCCATCGCCGCTGGATGGTGATCTGTTCCATCCGGATCAGATCAAGATCGTCGACGCCTTGCCGGCCGAGGACATCAAGTGGTGCCGCGGCTGGGACTTGGCCAGCGTGGTCAACGATGGTGACTGGACGGCGGGCGGCAAGCTCGGGCGGCTCGCTGATGGGCGCTTCGTTATTGGGGACATGGCGCGCTTCCAGCGCGGCCCTGATGAGCGCGACGCTGCGATCGTGAACACGGCACAGCTGGATGGCCGGCCGGTGAAAGTGAGCATTCCGCAGGACCCCGGCCAGGCCGGCAAGACGCAGGTGACTTATCTGACGCGAGCCCTGGCGGGCTTCAACGTCAACGCAACCCCTGAAACAGGTGACAAGGTGACGCGCGCAGAACCATTGGCAGCCCAGGTGAATGCCGGGAACGTACTGATGCTGCGCGGTCCGTGGAATCAAGCCCTTATCAACGAGCTACGCATGTTCCCGAATGGCAAGCATGACGATCAGGTTGATGCGCTGAGCCGCGCTTTCGCCGAAGTCATGGTGCCTCGCCGCAGCTGGTTTGGATGACATATGCCCTTCTTCTGGCGTAAGCCACAAGCCGAGCCGGTGAAGCCGCCGCGGCGCGCATCCAGTTGGTTCAGCACGCATGCTGCCGACGGCATCGAGCAACCGACCTTCGACGTGGTTGGTTATCTGCGTGCGCTTCCCCGGCCAAAAGTCGAAGGCGCCAAGCATGCGATGGATGACTATGGCGGTGCCGATGATCTGAAGGCATGGGCGGACATGCCGTCACTGATGTCGGATCAGATCGTCGGCTGGTACGCCGCGCAATCGTTCATCAGTCATCAGCTCGCCGGCATCGTGGCGCAGCATTGGCTGGTCAATAAGGCCTGTTCCGTGCCAGCCAGGGATGCGGTCAGGAAGGGCTACAACATCGTCACGGAAGACGGCGATGACCTCGATACTGAGGCCGTCAAGCTGTTCAAGCGCTACGACCGTCAGTTCCGCATCAAGCGGCATCTGGTCGACTTTGCGCGCAAGGGGCGCATCTTCGGCATCCGCATTGCAATGTTCAAAGTCGAAAGCACGGACCCGCTGTACTACGAGAAACCATTCAACCTCGATGGTGTCACGAAGGGCAGCTACAAAGGCATCGTCCAGGTCGACCCGTATTGGACAGCGCCCATGCTGGATGGGGCAGCGGCGGCACAGCCGGACAGCCTGCACTTTTACGAACCGACATGGTGGATCATCAGTGGAAGGAAGGTGCATCGCTCGCATCTCTGCATCTACCGCCATGAGGAGGTTGTAGACGTCCTGAAGCCGCAATATCTCTACGGCGGCGTGCCGCTGCCGCAGCAGATCATGGAGCGCATCTACGCCGCCGAGCGGACGGCGAATGAAGCCCCCGAGCTGGCCATGACCAAGCGCACCAATGTCTGGCTGACGGACATGGAAAAGGTCATGGCCAACAGCCAGGAGGCGATGCAGCGCCTTCAGGAGTGGGTGCGCTTCCGCAATAACTATGGCGTCAAGATGGGCGACAAGGAGGGCGATCAGTTCGAGCAGTTCGACACCACGCTCGCGGACTTCGACGCGCTGATCATGAGCCAATACCAGTTGGTGGCAGCGATCGCCTGCATGCCGGCCACCAAACTGCTGGGCACAAGCCCGAAGGGGTTCGGCGCCTCGGGCGAGTATGAGGAATCGAGTTACCACGAGACGCTGGAGTCGATCCAGGACGATGCGCTGACGCCTTTCCTGGAGCGTCACCATGCCCTGGTTTGGCGCTCCTTCATTGGCCCGAAGTTGAACACCGACGTATGCACCACCGTGTTCTGGAACCCGCTGGATACGCCGACAGCCAAGGAACTGGCGGACACGAACCTCACGAAAGCCCAGACAGGCGCCGCCCTGGTGCAGTCAGGCGCGTTGCAGCCGGCTGATGAACGCAAGCGCATCGCCACGGACAAGGAAAGTGGCTACCACGCCCTTGGCCTGGAAGAGATTGATGATGACGGCGAAGACCCGGAAGCCGATTGACGCCCAGGGCGCGGTCGGCGGTGAGCTGCGCCCCAGCATCGCCACGGCAGCCGAGATGTACAAGCCGCTGCGCCTTGCGCTGGAGAAGCTGGCCAGTGAGATCAAGCGCGAGATGATCGCGGCGTTGCATGTCTCCGGCTTCGATGGTCCGAAGTATGGGCAGGACGCCGCGGATGGCTCCTATCAGGTCCGCGTACGGCTGAATGCGTTGATCAGGAAATGGGATCCGGTGTTCGGAAAACTGGCCACGAAGATCACCGACAGGATGATCAAGCGGACGCTGAGCCATTCGGCGGCCACGCTCGGCATGTCGCTCCGGCAGATTTCGAAGGATTTCGAGGTCAATACGCGCTACATCGATGCAAGGCTCAAACAGGTCATCAATGCCAGCACGGAAGAGGCGGCGAACCTGATCAAGCTGATCCCGCAGCAGTACTTGGGCGATGTTCAGGGCGCTGTGATGCGTTCGATCAGTACCGGCCGCGGCCTGAAAGACCTGGTGCCGACGCTGAATCGACTCTACGACGGGCGCCTCAAGCACGCCCGCATGGTGGCGCTGGATCAGACGAGGAAGGCGTATAGCAACGTCAATGCGGCGAGGCTCCAGAAGATCGGGGCCGATACCTTCGTGTGGATCCACACCGGCGGCGGCAAGCATCCGCGAAAGGATCACATCGCCCTGTCGGGCAAGGAATTCCGTTTTGACGATCTCCCCGTCATCGGCGTGATGTACGGGCAGGAAGTGCGCGGCAAGCCCGGTGACTTACCGAATTGCCGATGCGTGATGAAACCTGTTTTCAATTGGGGCAAGGCCGATGCCGCTTAAGCAAGGCTCAAGCCGAGAGGTGATCTCGGAGAACATCGCCGAGTTGGTCAAGGCTGGGCATCCGCAGGCGCAGGCCGTGGCGATCGCGTATCACAGCGCGCGCAAGTCCAGCGCCGTGGATCAGAAAGGCGATGGCAATCCGGATAACGATCATCAGCGCGACCTGAAGACCGAGCCGGATACGAAGGTCGTAGCGTTCATCGTCTACACCGATGACGAGAAGATCCTGTGGATGCGTCGCACCAAGGACAATTCGTGGGGATTCCCTGGCGGGCATGTCGAGGAAGGCGAGAGTCCGATCGAGGGTGCTATCCGCGAGAGTCGCGAGGAAACGGCGTACGTGCCGCGCACCGGATTGACCGAGATATTCGTGGAAGGCGACGTGCATCTCTTCCACTGCAATGACGGCCGGTTCGAGCCGGACCTCAATGACGAGCACGACGCCTATGTCTGGGCGCCGATCGAGGATGCGCCGGAACCGTTGTTCCCAAAGATCGCCGAGAACGCTGAAGAGATTGCGGATGAGGCAAAGGCGGCACTGGATCGCCGCGAGTACGACACCAATGGCTGGTTCGAGGTCAAGGACAATCCGCTTTCGCTCGTCGGTGTGTTCCCGTACCTGGGGCGCTCGATCGATCCGAAGGCCGATCCGGACAAGCTGTACAACGTCCTTCGTCCTGCGGAGGAACTGCAATCTGCCGAGTGTATCGAGTCGTTCAAGCTTCTCCCTTGGATCGACAACCATACGATGCTCGGCAGCGAAGATGATGGCCTCACGCCCGCCGAACGTAAGGGCGTGCAGGGCGTCATCGGTCAGGACGTCTATTTCGACATGACCGATTCGCGGTTTGTCGATGGCGTCTTGAAAGGCAACATCAAAGTCTTCTCCGAGGCGATGGGTTCGTCCATCGCCAATGGCAAGACCGAACTCTCGTGCGGATACCGCTGCCGCTACGAGTATGCGCCGGGCACGTTCAAGGGCCAGGCCTACGACTACGTTCAGCGGGATATCCGTGGCAATCACCTGGCGCTCGTCGAAAACGGGCGCATGGGGCCTGACGTCGCGGTCCAAGACCATCTCGTATTCACTATCGACTCCAAGGAATTTCAATCCATGGCTGACAAGACCAGTGCCGCGGCGTCCGGCGAAAAACTGACGTTCGATGAGGCCGTCAAGGCCTTCAACGAGTTCCGCCCCACCTTCGCCAAGATCTGCGCCGCCATGGATGAAGCGGCCAAGGAGAAGGAGGAAGAGGAAGTCAAGGACGAAGAGGAAGAGGAGGAAGAGGAAGGAGATTCCGACAAGGGCAAGGACTCCGAAGAGAAGGAAGGCAAAGAAGGCAAGGACAAAGGCAAGGACAGCGAGGAAGAGGAAAAGAAGGACAAGAAGGGCGAAGGTATGGACGCCGCCGCGGTGGCTCGCGCAGTCGAGCAGAACATCGCCGCGAAAAAGAAGCTCTACGAGCTTGCCTCTCCGCATATCGGTGCGTTCGACCATGCCGACTGGTCCGTCACCAAGACCGCCAAGTACATCGCCAAGAAGATGGGCATCGATGCACCCAAGGGCCAACGCGTGAGCGTGGTCACCGCCTATCTGCAGGGCAAGGGCGCGCCCGTAACGCAAGCCGCTGACGCCGCTGTCACCACGCGCCGTCCCGGCAACTTCCTCGACCGTCACTTCAAAGGGGCCTAATCCATGACCTCCGCAGCCTTCCAAAGCACCATCAACATCAACCTCGCCTATGGCGTGGTCGGCGAAATCATCCGCCACACCCCGCATCGCGCTTCCTCGCTGACGCTCGACAGCAGCGGCGGCACGGTCGGCAACTTCTTCACCAAGAGTAATACGACTGGCGTAGCCACCCAGGGCGGCACTATCGCCGCTGGCGTGGTCGCGGCCGGCTTCCTCGTCAATCCGAAGGTCTATGCGTCCGCCGGCGCAACTTCCGGCACGCTGGACCCGACCCTGGCGCTACCGGGCAATTCGCAGGGCGAGTTCCTCGAGGAAGGCGACATCGTCGTCTATCTGAACTCCGCAGCCAACATCGGCGACCAGGTCGAATACAACACCACGACCGGCGCACTCGCCGCAGTAGCCCCCGGCGGCTCGGCCGGTGCAGGGAATGCCCTGATCGCCGGCGCTGTCGTGAAGACCTATCAGGCCGCCGCTGGCTTGGCTGCCATCCACGTCAACCTCAACGCCTAAGGACATGAGCTATGCAACCCTCTCGTGAACTTTCTCATATCGCCGCGCGAGACGTTCGCCCGGTACAGATGACCGCGGAGGATGTGCAGGACTACGCGCTCCTGTCCAACCTCGGTATCAACTTCAGCCGTCAGCAGCTCGCCGAGATGGCGCGCTTCGGCATGGACGACCAGCAGGGCGGTATCACCCAAGGCAGCATCACCGTGCCGGTCCAGTTCCTGCAGAACTGGTTGCCCGGTTTCGTGCGGGTGATGACTGCGGCCCGCAAGATCGATGAACTGGTGGGCATCTCCACCGTGGGCTCCTGGGAAGACGAAGAGATCGTCCAGGGCATCCTGGAGCCGATTGGCAACGCCGTTCCCTACGGCGACTACACCAACGTGCCGCTGTCGAGCTGGAACACCAACTTCGTGCGTCGCACGGTGGTGCGGTTCGAAAAAGGCCTGCAGGTGGGTCGTCTGGAAGCGGCGCGCGCTGCGCGTATCCGCGTCGATACGGCATCGGAAAAGCGCTCCGCAGCGTCGCTGACCCTGGAAATCCAGCGCAACCTGATCGGCTTCAACGGCTTCAACGCCGGCAACGACCGCACCTATGGCTTCCTCAATGACCCTGGCCTTCCGGCCTATGTCACGGTCGCCAATCCCGGTAGCGGCACCACCTGGGCGACCAAGGACTATCTGGGCATCGTGGCGGACATTCGCACCGCGATGGCGCAGCTGCAGACCCAGTCGCAGGACACGATCAATCCGGAAGATGTCGAAACCACGCTGGCCGTGGCGACGAACTGCTACCAGTACCTGTCCGTGGTATCGCAGTACGGCAACAGCGTGCGGCAGTGGCTGCGCGAGACGTATCCGAAGTGCCGCGTGGTTTCTGCCCCGCAGCTCAATGCTGCCAATGGCGGCGCCAACGTCTTCTACCTCTATGCCGACAAGGTCGAAGACGGCGCATCGGATGACTCGCGCGTGTTCATGCAGGTAGTTCCGGCCAAGTTCCAGGCGCTGGGCGTTGAGAACAAGGCCAAGGGTTACCTGGAGGACTACACCAACGCCACCGCCGGCACGATGTGCAAGCGGCCGTACGCCACGGTCCGTTACAGCGGCATCTGAGCCGAACCGAACGCAGTGGAACGGGGCCGCAAAAGCGGCTTTTTTTATGGGCGCCCTTCGGGGCGCCTTTCCTTTGGAGGTGACATGTCCAAGTACGTCTTTTCCACGCTGGCCAACGACCAGCTGTATCGCAACTACGCCAACAATGCTCAGCAGGGCGTCTCGATCGTCGAATCCGAAGTGTTGATTCGCGGCGGCGCCGGCGTGGCCAATGATCGTCTGATCACTCCGCTGGGTGTGGCGACCGAGATTTCGGATGCGCAGCTCGGTCTGTTGGAGGCCAACGCCGTCTTTCAGCTGCACAAGAAGAACGGGCACATCGTGATTCGCGACAAGCGGGCCGACGCCGATAAGGTTGCCACCGACATGAATGCGCGCGATCCGTCGAAACCGCTGACGCCGGCCGACTACCTGAGCAAGGAAGTCGATGCCGTGAAGTCCGGCAATCGCGAAGTGGTGAAGGAAACGGCCTGATATGTCCTGGACGCCGCCCTCGTACAACGATACGAACTTCCGGGCGCAGTTCCCGGGGTTCGCCAACACGACCACCTATCCCGAAGCCACGCTTCAGGGGTATTGGACGACGGGCACGGCGTACGTCAATGCCAATGGTGGTCCGGGCTGGTGCAATTCAGCCCAATTGCAGCGCGCGCTCGATCTCCTATGCGCGCACATGGCGCAGATCGCCACACAACTGGCAGCCGGACAGCCTGTCGGTGTCATGAGCGCGGCTACGGAGGGCAGCGTGTCGATCACGCTGCAACCGCCGCCCGTGAAGTCCGCTTTCAGTTACTGGCTATCCACGACGCCCTACGGCAATGAATTGCGCATGCTGCTCGATATCGTGGCCGGGGTCGGTTTCTACGCCGGCGGCTCCTGCGAGCGTGCGGGATTCCGAAAGGCGGGCGGCGTCTTCTGATGGCCTGGGATCTGTCCAACCTGAAGGTCAAGCTTGAGCACTTGCCGAACGAGTTTCGAGGCAAGGAACTCAAGGTCGGCTGGCCCAAGGGTAAGCAGTACGAGGATGGAACGCCCGTCGCTTATGTGGCAGCCATCCAGAACTTCGGCGCTCCGGAGGTCAGCATCCCGGCCCGCCCCATCATGAAGCCCACCGTGGAAGCCAACAAGGAAGAGTGGGTTCACCTGATGGGCCAAGGTGCTGCCCAAGTCTCCAAGGGCAACATGACCGCCTTCGACGTCATGGATGGCATCGGCCGCCTGGCGGTATCGGAGGTGCAGGAAACGATTGCCAAGTTGCACGAGCCGGAGCTATCCGCGGTGACGGTCCTGCTCCGCAAATGGCGCAAGGAAGGACGGACCATCACCGGCAAGACGGTGGGCGAGGCGGCCCAGGCGATCAAGGATGGCGTGGATCCGGGAACGGACAACAAGCCACTCAACGATTCCGGTTACCTGATCGCCAGCGTCTCACACGGCGTCGGCGGCAAGGGCAAGAATTTCGAGGTCTGACGGATGAATCTGCATGGACTCGCCGCGCCTTTCATCGGCCTCGTCAATCCGTTTGTCACAGGACAGCTCATCGCGAGCACCGGCAGCACCACGAATGCCGATGGCTCACTGACGCCAACCTACGCGGCACCGGTCAGCCTGCAAGTGCAGGCGCAGGAGCTGAGCTTCAAGGATCTGCAGCATGCCCAGAACCTGAACCTGCAGGGCATCCTGAAATCGATCTACTGCCCAGGAAGCGTCCAGGCGGTGAACCGCGTCACGGGCGCCGGGGGCGACAAGATGGTCATCGCCGGACAGACCTACCTGGCCGTAGCGGTCACCGAGCAATGGCCAGACTGGTGCCGGTTCATCGGTCAGCTTCAGGTGAACCCGTGAGCACGTCGATCAGCATTACCGAATCGCAGCTGTATACGGCGCTTCGAGCGTTCCTGTTGAGCCTGCTGAGCTGCCCGATCATCCAGGCCCAGCAGAATCGGGCCGCGATGCCGAAGGGCGACTTCTGCGCGATGACATCGCTGGGTACGTACGGACTGTCCACGGACAAGGCGAGCTACACGCCGACCGCCGGCACGGAAAGCCACGGCCGATCCACGCGCTGGGATGTGCAGCTCGACTTCTATGGCCAGGACGCCACGGAAAACGCGAATCTGATCGCCACCATGTTGCGCACGGATTACGCCTTCAATCAGTTCGCCGCCTCGGGCATCGACATGCAGCCGCTGTATGCCGAAGACCCGAGGCAAGGGACGATCGTCAATGGCGAGCAGCAGTATGAGAAACGCTGGATTGTTATCGCTGCGTTCCAGTTCAATCCTGTCGTCACCGTGTCCCAAGATTTCGCCGCCTCGCTCACCGTGATTCCCGCGGAGATCGATGCGGTTTTCCCACCCACCTAACGCATCGCACCGCCGCCACTGAAAGCCGCCCTTGAGGCGGCTTTTTCGTTTTCCATCCGGAGATATTTTCCATGGCTATCCCTGCCTCGCGCATTGCCAATGTCATTCCGTCCGTACTATCGGCGGCGGGATCGGCGCTGGACCTCAATGGTCTGATCCTGTCTGAAAACTCGGCGGTGCCGCTTGGCTCGGTCCAGGCCTTCACCTCCGCCGCCGATGTGGGCTCCTTCTTCGGGCTGACATCGCCCGAGTATCAGATGGCCGCGATCTATTTCGCCGGCCCCAACAACGCCACGGTCACCCCGGGCAAGGTGTACTTTGCCGGCTATCAGCCTTCCGCCTCACCTGGCTGGCTGCGCGGTGGCTCGCTGGCCGGTATGACGCTGATGCAGCTGCAGGCCCTGTCCGGCACACTGACGATCACCGCCAGCGGCTCGCCGCTGACGTCCAGCTCGATCAACCTGTCGGCGGCCACGAGTTTCAGCAACGCTGCCACCATCATCCAGGCCGGCTTCACGTCACCCGGTTTCACGGTCACGTACGACTCGCAGCGCGCCGCCTTCCTCGTGACCAATACGGCCACGGGCACCGCATCGACGGCGACCTACGCGACCGGCACGCTTGCGGCAGGACTGAAGCTCGACCAGGCCGATGGCGCCATCCTTTCCCAGGGCGCGGCCGCCATGACGCCGGCCACCGCCATGCCGCTGTATGCGGCCGCCAAAGGCGACTGGGCAGGCTTCTCGACCACTTGGGAGCCGGTGCTCACGGACAAGGAAGCGTTCTCCCTGTGGGCTAGCCAGCAGAATGATCGCTACTTCTATGCCGGCTACGATTCCGACTCCAATGCCATTGTGGCCAACACCACGGCGACCTGGGCGTACGCCGTCAAGCAGGCGAATCAGGACGGCTCCATCTGCATCTACGGCAACCTAACGCATGCCGCTGCCGCATTGAGCTGGGCGGCCTCGCTCAACTTCACCCAGAAGAACGGCCGCAGCACCCTCAAGTTTCAGTCCTTCTCTGGACTGACGCCCTACGTGACGGACGGCGGCATTGCCTCGACGCTGGAGGCGAACGGCTACAACTACTATGGCGACTTCGCCACCTCCACGCAGGACTTCCAGTTCTTCTCGCCTGGCACCATCACTGGGAAGTTCGACTGGGCGGATTCCTTCGTCAACCAGATCAAGTTCAACGCGGATCTGCAGCAGGCGCTGCTTACGCTGGAGATCAGTGTCGGATCGATCCCTTACAACCAGGACGGCAACTCCCTTATCCACGCGGCGCTTGCTGATCCGATTGCCGCGGCGCTCAACTTCGGCACGATCCGCACCGGCGTCAGCTTGTCCAGCTCGCAGATACAGCAGCTGATCAACGCGATCGGCGTCGATGTCTCGCAAGTGATCACGTCCACCGGCTGGTATCTCAACATCCAGCAGGCGTCCGCTGCCACGCGTGCCGCGCGCCAGTCGCCGCCGATGACCTTGTACTACACCGATGGCGGCTCTGTGCAGTCGCTGAACCTTGGCTCTGTGGAGGTCCAGTAACATGAGCACGTTGACCACGGCTAACTCGTCGTTCGCCATCATCATCCCCGGCGTCTACAACGCGCCCACCAACATCAAGGGCTACGCCACGGACGATGCCTTTGCGATCGAGGAGATCGAGAAGGTCGAAGCCCGCATCGGCGTCGACGGCAAAGCATCGTTCGGCTACAAGTTCGAGTTGTACCAGCAAGATGTCACCTTGCAGGGTGACTCGGCCAGTTTTGACGTCTTCAACAACTGGCAGATCGCCATGGATGCGGTGCGCGAAGTGCTGACCGCGTCGGCCACGATCATCATTCCCTCGATCGGCTACAAGTACACCTTCACCAACGGCACCATGACACGCTTCAAACCGTTCCCGGATGCCAAAAAGGTGCTGCAGACCACCAAGTTCCGCATCACTTGGGAAAGCGTGGTCGGCTCGAAGGTGGCGTGATGGGACGCAAAACCTGCAACCTCATCATCGACGAAGAGGGGCGCGATAAAGGCAAGGTCTTCGTCCTGACAGAACTGCCGGCGCTCGACATCGAGCGCTGGACGGTTCGCCTGGTGCTCGCCCTGGGAAAGAACGGTGTCAGCCTGCCGGACGTGCAGGCTGATTCCGGCTTCGCGGGCATCGCCGGCATTCTCTGGGTGCTCATCGCGCAGATCTCGCCGAGCGAGGCGGAAGCGCTGATGGCGACCATGCTGGAAGGCCTCAAGATCAACGCCGGCAAAGTGATTCGTGACGTCATGCCCGACGACATCGAGGAGCCGGAAACCCTCTTGCAGATTCGCTTGGCCTGGGTGGACCTGCATGCGGGTTTTTTCGCGAAAGGCGGCCGCTTGATTTGGGGCCGCCTGACCTCGTTGATTCCCACCGCTTCGCCCAAGTCGTAAACGTACCTCGCACCATCGCCACGGCCGTCTCGTCCGAGATGGTCACGCTTGCCGAGCTTGCCACCGTCCTCTCACTCGAAGACCTCTGG